CAGCTGAGGACTCAAAAATCAGCGGGTATGTACCACAAGCTGGCGAGCCTGGTACTACCATAACCCAAGGTAATGGGAAAAAGTTGGAAACTATTACAGGTTTCTCTGACCAGTTGGCTGGTTGGACTACTTCAATTACTGAAAGTCGCGACGCTACGTACAATTTAGCCAACAACAATGATTCTGATTTAGGAGATTTCTTGAGTCGACCTGTCAAAGTGCTTGAGTCACAATGGGCGGTCGGACAACCTCTTTTCGAAAGGTTTAATCCTTGGGAATTGTTCTTGACAAATACGAGGGTTAAGGAAAAAACTTCCAATTATGAATTATTGCGTATGAATTTGCATGCCAAATTTGTTATTTCGGGAACGGGATTTCACTATGGTAGGGCTATAGTTTCTTATAATCCCTATTTATATGATGAGATTACTGTGCAGAGGAACTTCTTAGACCAGGATATTATCGGTGCGTCTCAGAAGCCTCATATATTTTTGAATCCTACAAATAACTCAGGAGGACAAATCGACATGCCATTTTTCTACCATGATAACTACATGTCCTTAACGGATAATGACGTTTCAATGATGGGAGAGTTAGTAGTAAAGTCATTTGGTACTCTTAAACATGCAAATGGAGGGGATGATCCAGTAACTGTTTCGGTCTTTGTTTGGGCTTCGGACGTTACTCTAACCGTACCAACTAGTTTGAATTCACTTTCTGCTACTGACTATACACCGCAGTCTGGCAGCATGGGTGCTGCCAAGGATGAGTATGGTAAAGGTATTATCTCCAAACCAGCTTCAGCAATAGCGCACGCGGCTGGTGCTCTTATCGATTTACCGGGAATTGCGCCTTATGCGCGTGCTACTGAGATGATGGCCAATGGTATTGGTCAAATGGCATCTAATTTCGGATATTCTCGACCTCCAGTGGTTACTGATATAGTTTTGCAAAAACCTAGTCCCACTGGTAATTTAGCTAATACGGATGCTGCTGATGCTGTGAACAAGTTGTCCCTTGATTCTAAGCAAGAACTAACTATAGACTCTAGAACGGTTGGACTAGATGGTCAGGATCAAATGGGAATAGTGGATTTCGCTTGCCGCGAGTCTTACTTGACCAATTTTTCCATGGCCTCTACTCAATCTCCTGATTCCATTTTGTGGAATTGTAGGGTAGGACCGTCTTTATACGATTCTGTAGCTGCTACTAGTTCTGAATTGCAC